CCTGCTTATCACGCTCGGCACGGGCCTTCTTAGCCTTTTCCACACCCTTCCGCATGAGGGAGAGAGGCTTCTCTTCGAGCGTACCCTGCGGGAACTGAGTATCCTTGAGACCATGCTGTGCACGACGACGGTAGCTGACGATAACCACCGCTTCATCGCGCTCACCCTCCAGAACATCCGTGCGAAGAGCCGGACAGATATCCTGACGGAGCTTGTCGAGCGTGAGCCACATGTTCTCAGTGGTCGGGTTATGGCCGGTAGCCTTCACAAAGTCATCCAAACGGATGAAACCGTTACGGCTCTTGACGATGTCAATGGTCTGCTTACGAGTGATTTCCATGACTATCTCTCTTTCTATCTAGGTATTTTGATTGCTGCCTAGTCAGCGTTAGGTGACAGCGACATGCTATCCCTTAGTGCCTAATGATGGAGTCGCACCATCTATCCCTAGTTAGGCGTCCACTCCGTAGAGATACCAGTTGAGGTCACTCTCGGAAATGTGTCCGTGAACGTACAGCCAGAACAGATACTCTTCGTAGACTTGCATGGTTACCTCCGGTGACCCCTGTAGTCAGTTGGCCAACTTGCACGCTTTCACGTGTCTACAGGAATCAACGCAGACAACCATGAAGCTTTGCAGCCTACTCCGTGAACGTGGAACGAAAAGACCGCTTCAGAATCAGGTCTAGACATTCGTTATCGTCCTCATCAATCAACTTGTACACATCACAGTAATCCGACGTGTAATCCTCGTGACTGACGAAGGTATTGTCACAGGGGGCGCTATCAGCGAATGCCTTGTGATTCACATCACAGCACTCAACCATAGCTCGCAGGCACATATCGGACGTAATCGGACGTCCAAAGACCTTGCGTGGCATGTAGAGAATCTGCTTACCATTCATCGAAACAGTAAACGTGTTGCTCATGATTCAACCCTCCATTGGATACCTGCAACCTCGCCTTTCGCACGTTACTACCGTGTTACCGTTCAGCGATTCCTATCAGGTACCCAGTACAGACTTGAATCTAACACCGTCTTTGTGTGTCAGCTAAACGCACGTCCAGAATGGAGCGAACGCAGCACGAGGAAAGACGATGACTCTCGGGCCAGATACAGGTGTAAGAGAGTAGACACACCTGTGGCCAGGCAATTCGTGGCTCTTCGATTTTCAACCGGGTCGCCCCGGCAGACGGGCTCTACTGCAACCGTGGTACCACTCTTCGGGTGATTCTAACGCCGCGTAATCACTGGGCTGATTCTCAGTTTTCTGATGTGGCTACGCAGACACAGTTGTAAGTGTGCGAAATTGCGCCACTCTCAACCTCAGATTCCTGATACTGAACAACGAATTTCTGATACTGAACACTGCCTGTCAGCGTGGAAGTCTCGAGAATTACTCAGCTACTCGAGAAACGTGGACAATGACACAATTGGTCCAGCCGGATTTGTTAGATAGAAAGTGTTAGGTACAATTAGTGCAGTTGTACAGCATGACACCAGAGTCATGTTGCAGAATACAACATGTATACGGGTACAGGTTGTGCATGGACGAAATGTGTAGGAAAATACTACACTTTCATGCGGCACACTTCATGCCACTGTGAAGCCATGTTTACGCATACTTATTGCATATAGTAACGTTACGTTACTATAACTGGCCTAGCAACTGCCATACCAAGTCTGTTCAGTATGAACGCTTGGTTACGCACGCATCTTGCAACGCAGAGAAATTGGTATGGTTATTGCATACCAGTTTCCCCATTTCAAAGTTGGCACGAAAAGTGCTTATCTCCCTGTAATTTTTACCATTTTCCAGGAGGTTATACACGTATTCTGGTAGTTCAATATCTGTAACTATTGATTATTGCCTAGAAATCGCCATCTTCTCTTTCTTGTAGACAGAAAAATCAAAATGTGATATTAATAAGGCATGTTTTAGCGATAGCTCTTTAGGTATAAGCAGTTGTTTTCGTTGAGAGCGGAGAAGAGTGAATGCCAGACACAGCGAGGTGCGTTACCTAAAGATAAGTCGTTATTCACTAATTACGTGAATAATGCATGATGAAAGACTGAAGATGCATTTCTAGTTAGGAATTGAGGACTTAGGCGTCGAACTGAAATGCTTTATATAATACGTAATAGATAAGGGTGCTTAGCAATCAATGTAGCAGGTGTGAGGCATACTTACATATCAAGCTACCGAACGATAGTGAGGTATCAGGGGCTTAGAGGGAAATATAAGTAAGTAATGTATATTCCTAAACATTCCGTTTCTAGGTACGAAGAAACGAGAATGTCCAGTAAAGAAGTTGACTTAGATATTCTTATCGAGTATAATACTTCCATCAGTTGATTATTGCGTGGCTACTTCGGTAGTAAAGCATGTATTGCGGACTCCGAGTGAGGCAATTCCTAAGGGACGACTGATATGGCAGGAAGAATTAGAATTCAAGAAAGTCTCATAAGCTTTCCTCCGTTGGTGCGATTCCAACTTCTGCTTCCGGTGTTGGCCCACATTAAAAGAGCCCTTTGTGGTCAGTAAACCACCTGAACCCTAACAGCCATGATAGGGCGTTGTACGGGATGATTCTTGGTATTGAGTTGCCACCGTGCCTCAATATCGGAGGAGCCGGAAAACGTAAGATTCGTGTGGGATGGTCCCAGCCTGGTCTCCAAAGCCATGGTGATGTAGTTCGATTCTACAACGTCTCGCCGCTAACGCAATACGTTCGATTCGTAAGTAAAGCGCTGGAATTAACATGCTCCTGACGAGAGTGGAAAGTGAATGGTCGTGCTTTTCTAGGTAGTCGTTAATATCCTGGGTTAATTCATATTGAGGGTTAGTACAAATGGCAAGTACATCCGACTCTGCGAGCTTAATATAAATTGATATAAGCCGCTGACTCGGAAGATACAGGTTCAAATCCTATATCCTCTACTTTTCTCCGAGATAGTCTAATGGGAGGACGCCAGCCTTTGACTCTGGAGATTGTGGTTCGATTCCATAGCTCGGAACGTTTAATTGAAGCTCACCAACGTTGGGAGATACAATGAAATACTTAAAATTCGTAGATAGTAACGGTAAACCACAAGCACAAGACAGCAGCTTTTTCACTGCGCTAGACAATGGGGCCGGTTCAGCGACGTATTACGCTGAGCTTGGCCTCAATAACCTAGAGTGGGCCGGAATTGGTTCGATGCATTGGGATTGGGATGCCACTCTTGCTGCTACTATTACCATTGAAGCTACTAATCATTACGATGTTCCTTTGCATACGGCAGTAGGTGCTCGCTGGATTGATATCGCGGCTATTACTGACGTAGTGGCTGCTACTAGTGCATCGCAGGACATTGCCTCGTGGGCTGATATTGGTTACGGCAGAATGAGAGCTAAGGTAGTTGTTACTGCTGATGGTAATCTTCGTGGTGCCTTCCACGTTAAGAAGAAAGGGGGCGTTTGATGCCTAACGTAAGCGTAAACCTTTCTGGTGCTGGTGTTATTGTAGGCGATGTAAACGTTACTGGTGCAATAGTTGCTACTGGCAAAGTAACCGCTAATGGCTTTCGTTCATCTCTCGCAGGCACTCTTGCTGACGCTGCTTACGGATTTACTACTGATGTACATGCATCAGGCCCTACTTCCGGTATTTTTCACGAGGGCACTAGATTAGCTGTTGGATATAATGGTACAGATAAAGCGTATTGGGGCTCTGTTAATCATAACTACGCTACTATAAACGCAGCCAGCGGTGTAATTGCTACTAATACATCAACCACTGCTGGTAATAAGATAGCAGTAGCGTCTAAAACAGCTACATTTACTCCTACTGATACAGAAGAAGTGTTACTGTGTGACCCAACGTCCGGTGCTATTACCGTTAATTTGCCTACTGCTGTGTCTGGGCGGCAGCGCTACTTTATTCGTAAGGTTAATGCAAGCGCAAACGCAGTAACTATTGACCCAAACGGTACTCAAACTATTGATGGTGCTGCAACGCTTGTTGTAGCAAATAATACTACTGTTTGCATTGTATCGGATGGCAGTAACTGGCACACGCTCAGCTCTACTTAAACAGTGGGATTAATATTTAGTCAGACTGTTGATGGTGAAACTCTTACTGTTCCTGTTGGTGTAACTTCTGGAGTAGTAAGAGTCACCAAAAACGCCTGTACTATAGAAGGCACCGACAGAGATAATTGTATCATTCGCTCTGATGGTTCTCTCGGTTTTACTAATTTGATTCAGTCCTCTGGTTCTACTCCAGTTGACTCACTAACAATTCGTAACTGTACTTTAGACATGAATAACCAGAGTGGTATGTCACTTTGTGTTGGTTCTGACCTTGGTGCTCTAGACGTTCTCTATTTAGACAACGTTAGAATCATTAATACGCATAGAAACACTAAAGCAATTCTTAATGACTCCTATCTTTATTGTACAGATGTTGAAATCTGGGGAACTGGTGGTGGTCTTCAAATTACACAGCGCAGCCACACTACTTTCGTAAATGGCTATAAACAGTATGGTGGCAGGTTCGGTATTATTAACAGTGATGTTGGTCCAGCTAACACAATTGAAAGCGTATGCTTGTGGAACTGTGAAATCTTTTTAGACTATTGGGAAAGTCCTACGTACGAGTCTGCTGATATTGTTAGCGTTGGACAAACGTACGTAGAAGTTGCTTCCCATGTAGAGGCCGACCGTTCGTTTGCTGATTGTCTTCGTCTTCTCAATCCTATAGGTACGTATGACGCTAGCCTTATTTCTCCACCCTTCGGGGAGCAGTGGGATAGAGTAGAGCTTGCTGATGGTACTTGGACATATATTGAAAGCGTAATTGCTGGGTATAGAAAACTAGCTCCCTGGCGTAACGCAGGAACGTGGAACCTTCACGGTCCTGTTACTGGCACAGCTACTGTGTACTCCGTAGTTATTGGTAGAATGGGTGAGTATACTGGAAATCAACTCAAACTTACTTTCGCTGGTATCTGGCCTACCCCTAGATGGAGAACAGTAAACGGAACTACCGTTGTTAATCCTCAGGCAACTAGGCTCGACATTATTAGACACGGAATTTCTAATCCTTCTGTCAGAGATATAGATTCTGGTGGTATACACCTAAACAAACAGTGTGACGCTCCGTATATGAACAACATATATGTGAGAGGTGGCTTCTCAGACGAAATTACGGTAAGAAGTAGAAATGCTATTGTAGAAAACTGTACAGTTCTGTATGGACAAGATATGGGATTCACAATGGACTCGCGAGAAGGTGCGCAGTCTTATATAAACTGTACTGCTATCTCTTCTGGAGTTTACGGATTTACCACTGTTGGTTCTGGTGGAACCATAACGATGTTAGATGTAAGCGCTATTAATTGTGGGTGGCACGGTGAAGGGTTGTACGGTATAGGAGTAGAAATTGGTGGACCTCCTGTAGTGCTTAGAATCAAAGAAGCTTACGGTAACAGGATTACACAAACAGGGCATTACACAGCCCCTTTATTAAGTACCTCTGCAATACCCTTTAGAGGTAAAAAGCTAGTAAGGAGATAAGATGGCAACTCCCGATGAATTGAGGGAAAAGGCACTAGCGAAGTTTGATGCTAGGTCTGTACGCTTGGTTGATGAGATTGAAGCAATGTTAAAGTTACTGGTCTTTCAGAGAGAGGCACTGCAAAATAACCTCTTCAGTGGTCTTGGATATAAACAAGACTCGGTAGACTTGAAGACTGTGGCCGCCAGTAAAGAATTAACTCTTGCCTATACCAGAATGGTAGAAGCACAGATTAAATTAGACAAGCACTTAAAGCAAGTCGCTGAACTGATGACTCCTGAGGAAGAGAAAGAAGCTGTTAAGAAGTACGTTAATAGTTTAGATAAAGATACAGCAGGTCGCTTGATTGAGAAGTTAATTGAGATGTACAATAAGCGTGGACACAAAAGCATAAACGCAGGCAGGATTACTTATGATAGCAGTACGCAAGATACAACCGAATGATACTAATTTCGTTTTTGATAGTTGGTTAAAGTCTTGGAGAGGTAACAAGAACAGTGGCGTAATTCCTAACAACCTTTACTACTCTACTTACCGTGCAACTATCGAAGGTTTGATTGGTAGAGGTGCTAGTGTAGACGTTGCTGTGGCTGAAAATAACCCCGACCACATTCTTGGGTGGATTTGCCATGAAGTTACTCCTGACGGATTCGCCTGCGTTCACTATCTTTACGTGAAAGACCCTTATTTGAAACGTGGCGTCGATTCCCTTCTTCTCGATGTTGTTAAAGGTCAAGTTCCTGGATTCTACACGTTCAAGTACGGACAAGTAACCGAGGCCCTTCATACGAAGTGGAATACACTCTGGAAGTGGGCTCCTGAAATAGCTCGTAGAAAATGAAAGCTAATCACGGCCTACAAAAGATTGCTAAAGACTTACAGTCGAAAACTTCCGCACAAGAAACGTGGAAGTTAAGAGCTGCTAAGATTCTAGAGGGCGCGAATGAAGTACAACGGAGATTAATATGCGACAAGAGCAAGTACAAGTCCATCAGATGTCCTCGACGCAGCGGAAAGTCATTCTCAATGACCTCTCTCGCTCTGCACTTTGGAGAATCAAACCCAAACTCCCGTATTCTGGTCATCTCGCTGACGTTAAAAAGTACGAAAGAGAACTACTGGACCTCGGCCCCTGGCGGTATCTTTGCTCAGAATCATCTTTATGGTCTAGGCTTAACGTTTAATCACACCGATTTAGTGTGGCATCACGAGAATGGAAGCCGCGGCCGTTTGGCTGGTGCTGAAACTAAAGCTGACATCGAATACTTCCGTGGTGCAGCTGCTGAATCCGATATCATCATTATCGATGAGTGTAAGTCCTTCGCACCTTCGCTTTTAACTGAGCTTATCCGGGACGTTATTAAACCTGGTCTTATGACTCGTAAAGGCACCCTAGTAATGGGTGGTACTCCTGGTAGCATCCCAATTGGTCCGTTCTTCGAGGCTACTCATCCTGGTGCTATTAACGATGCTGGTAAATGCATCAATACTCCCTACGAGGGAAAGACAGTCACAAATGGTAATTGGTCTTTGCACAGTTGGACTCTGCAAGAAAACACCGCTAAACCCTGGCAATGGGATGAAGCTCAACAGATTCTTGCTACCGAATACGGTGGAAATACGTCTCATCCTAGCTGGCGCAGAGAATACCTTGGTGAATGGGTTACAGACACCGATGAATTAGTTTACGCTTTCGCTAAAATGAAACCTAGCGGGAAAGTAACCTGGATGCCTGATAGGTCTCGCGATAATAAGTTGGGACTTCCGAAAGATGGTGGACACTGGTCTCTAGTAATGGGCTTAGACTTTGGTTACGAAGATGACTGTGCCATTGTTCTCTCAGCTTGGAGTGACCATTTACAGGAACTTCGACAATGCTACGACTGGAAGTCACCTCACCTTACTATTGACCAGTTCGCTAAACAGATTCTCCTCGTTATTGAGGATTATGGACAACCGGATGTAATAGTTGGTGACAAGGGTGCTCTCGGCAAGATGATTGTTGAGACTATCAATGCTCGTCACAGTTTAGGCATCATTCCCGCTGATAAGAAAGATAAGTACGACCACATCGAATTCTTAAACTCCGACTTAATTGCAGGTCGCATTAAAATCGTACAAGGTTCAGAGCTTGACCATGAAATGTCTGCTCTCCAGTGGGACCTAGAGAAAGATAAAAAGTATTTAATTAGAACTGGTAAGCTTCGTGAAGACCCTAGTTGTCCTAACCATCTTTGTGATGCTTTCCTATATTCTTGGCGCTATACATATCATCATTGGTCACGTAAGCCAGAAGAGGGAATTGAAAAAGGGTCTCCAGAGTGGTGGAGATTGAAAGAGAAAGAGGAACTTGATAAGTATAAGGAAAGACTTTATTTAAATAAAGAAACTGATTACCTCAAGGCTCAGTTCAAAAGGATTAAAGATGAACATCGATACTATTAAGGCACTCTTCAAAGAAATGCGTGAGTTTGGTGTTCTTCTTTTCGAGCATACCGGTGCTGATGGGGCTACACACAAAGTAGTTCTAAAGGATGCAGACGGAATAGATGCTACTGGAATTTCTGTTACTAGTTCGGACGACGATGATGATGAAGGCGGAATGGGATTTGACGTGAAACGTTCTATTTACGAAAACCCTACGCTTGGTTTAAAGGATTTTACTAACTAATGAACACTAACCCCGATTATACTTGGTGGGAAGACGCCGATTCCGATGAAGACAATCGGGAGTATGTTGAGCAGTGTCGTGCGAATTCCTTAATCGAGCACATGCGCAGTCTGGAGGAAATCCAGAAGGAAGTCCACCGCCAGAACCTCTTTAATTATCAACTGTATTCTAACCGCTATCTCTCATGTTTTGATTGGGGTACCGGATTACTCACAGCTGCTAGCCTAGCCCCAGTATCTCAAACGACCGATAACGGTATTCTTGAAGTCTGTGATGCATACTTAAGCGAAGTTGGAAAGGTTCGTCCTAAGGCTAAACCTATCTGTCACAATGCATCCTACAAGACTCGTAGGAACGCTAATAAACTCGATAAGTTTCTGTACGGAGAGTTAATCAGAGAGAAATACTACGAGAAGCAGAAGGACATTCTTCTTAATGCTGAAGTATGTAATTTCGGTGCTTTCCATGTTTCTGTAAAGGAAACTAAGCAAGGCGCTAAGTCGTCTCTTGAGAGTATCTTCCCTGATGACCTCTTAGTTGACCAGCAGGAAGTAATTGCTACCAAGAAAATTTGGACTATTATTCATCGTAGAGTATTGCCTGTCGATGTAGTGAGTGCCACGTGGGGAATTCCTAAGGAAGACCTAGTAAATGCCTCTGAAACAGTTAACTCCTACCTTACCTATCGTCCTGTCGCTAAAGGATACGTAGTCGTAGGAACAGGATATAGAGCCGGATGCGACGGAGTCCCTGGTCGTAAGTTCACAGCGATTAAAGATAAGATACTAGAAGATGAAGAGTGGGAGTACGAATGGCTTCCCTTTGTCTTCTTTCATTTTACTCGTCCGCTTCAGGGCTTCTACTCTCAGTCGTTAGTAGATATTCTGCTTCCTGACCAGATTCGCCTGAACGAGATTAACGATGTTATTGAGGAAGCTCAGAACATCATGTGTGGTCCTCGGTTACTTGCGCAGAAGGGTAGCCAGTTAAATCCACAGGCTTTAGACAACATTATTGGTAAGGTTGTTTATTACACAGGACAGGAACCAAAGGCTGTTACTTGGCCCGCAGTAGCTGCTGAATTGTACCAAGAGCGCGACCGTAGAAAAGCCAACATGTTCACGAAGGTTGGTTTAAATCAAACTACATCTAGTGGTAACTTACCCGGTGCAGCTCGCCTTGACTCTTCTCCTGCTGTAAGAGAATACTCAGCCGTACAAGATAATCGTCTTGCTGATATTACTCAGCGTTTCGAACTTATGTGTCTTGAAGTTTGCCAGATGATTATTAGAGTCATCAAGGCTTCTGGCGAAGACGTGGAAACTGTCTGGTACAGCGGACCGAAGAAAAGCAAAGCACAACGCATCAAGTGGTCGGAGATTGATTTAGACGAAGAAGACTACACGATGATTCTCGAGGCTGCATCGTCTTTTGCGATGACTCCTTCTGCTATTCGTGACGACCTTGAAGCTCAGTTGGCTAGAGGTGAAATCACTCCAGACCAGTATCGTAAACAGCTTCAAAGCGCCGACCCTGACAACGAGACTTCAATTCTCGCGGCTGCAGCTGAGAACGTGGACTTTGTAATTGAACAGTGTGAAGAAGGTAAACCAGTTAACATTGTACCACAGCAGGATTTAGTTGCTCTGGAACAACGTCTGACACTCGCATATTTAAATCTTGATAAATTCGAGGATGTACCTGTAGAAGTTCGTGAATGTTTTATTGATGCAATAGAACAGTGTAAAATGTGGAGCCAGCAGGGAATGGAAACTGACCCAAGTATGGAAGCTGCGCCTCCTGTAACTCCAATGCCTGCAATGCCAGTTCCGGGTGGTACTGGTATCGGAATGTAAACAACTAACTAAGGAATGATGAATGACTACACCAGCAAACGCTAATACGCCTGGGATGAATACTGTTGCCGCTGCTTTGGCTGCTCCGTCTACTATGTATTCTCCTGAAATTGAAAACAACCTCAATGATTACATTGCTAAGATTTCCCAGGAGGAAGACGAGGCTAATGCTAAGGCCGTTTTGGAGAAACCAGACGCTGTAGAAGAGGGTGAAGAGGAAACTGTAGAGGAAGTTAAAGAAGGAGAACAGAAACCGGAAGAGGTCGAGCATGACACGCAGGATGAGGGATTAAAGCGACTGATGGCTAGAGAAGAGGCTGTCCGTAAGATGGAAGCTGACTTCGAAGCTAAAGTTGCTGCTGCTGTAAAAGCTAAGACTCCTAACTTCAAAGGTAAAGACCCTGAGGATGTATTAAAGGAAGTTGGTTTTGACCCTGAGTTAGTCCTTAAAGAAATGATGTATAAGAGAGCCAGCGATAATAACCCTGTTAAGGCTAAACTTAAAGAGGAATTGAGGGACTGGCACACCAAGAAAGAATTAGATTCGATGCGTCTTGAATTGGAAAAGCGAGACGCAATAGCTGAACAGGCAAGGTATTTCCAGACCGTGTCTAGCGAGGCGAGAAAGCATGTTGAAAGCGTAGATGAGAAAGTTGCTCCCGTATTCTCCAAGCTTGCAAAAGCTAAGACTGATTATGCACATCAACGAGTTATGCAGGAAATCGTTAAGGATGCGCAGGAGAGGTTAGCCAGAGGAGAGGACGGTGAACCATTAAGTTATTCTGACGCTGTTAGCAGAGTCGAGAAAGACTTAGCTGTTCTGGCTGAAGTGCTCGCAAGTAAAGCTGACACAACGCAAGGTAAGAAGTCGGCAGTCGTTAACCCTGCTATGAAAACAACTAAACCACTTGTTAAGCCTGTTAAAGAGCCTACTTCGGATGAATTAATCCAGATGGGTATCGATAAAGCACTCAAGACCTTCTATGTGGAGGAAGAGAAAGCTAAAAGTGGTAAACGATAATTGAGGTAATGTAAAATGGCTGCTGCTGCATCTATTCGGTCTGCACTTGCGGACATGTTCAAGACTGTATACTCGGGTCGCGACCTTACTAACCACTCGAAGCGGAAGACGCCGCTCGGTGATAAGGTTATCAAGAAGGATGACTTCGTTGGTGCGAACCTGGCGATTCCCCTCAACGGTGGTCTGAACTGGGGTATTTCTCCTGTTCTTGACTCGACTACTAACCCTACGCCTACGCCCGGTGGCTTTAAGCAGTGGGTGATTTCTGATACGAAACAGCTCTATGGTCGTCTGACCTTAGACAACCTCTCGATGATGAGAGCGCGTAAAGATGTTGGTGCGTGGCTCCAGCTTCGTGCGAAGGAGACTGAGGAAATCCTCGCTAATATGAAGATGCAGAGACTCGGGCATCAGCTCTGGGGCGATGGTTCTGGTGCTCTTGCGCAGGTTGTCTCGGTAACTGGTGCGAACCCTGTTACTGCGATTACCATCCACTTCTCGGATGCCGTGCACTTTGACGGTTTCCAGGGTGCTGCTTCGACTGGTAAGCAGCTGATTTACTTTGCTACGAATGCTAACAAGCTTTCGGGTGGTACGAAGGATGGTACTACGACTTATTACAGAGTCGACAAGGTTAATCGTTACAATTCGAGCGGTGATGCTGTTCTCACTGTTACTCGCGTAGCTGGTGGCGTGGCTGGTGACCCGGCTGCTACTGACTGGATTTATAACTACAAGTTCTACGGCGAGGCCCCGAAGGGTATCGGCGCGTGGATTCCTAGCACTGACCCGTCGGCTTCTGCGTTCTTCGGAATGGATAGAAGCGATGAGCCTCAGATGAAGGCTGGTTGGCGTGGTACTTGGGAGGGTTCTATCCAGGCTAGTGCGGAAAGACTGGTCTCGGTCATGTCGCCGTACTTTGACCCGGAATTCTCGGCACTCTGGCTTTCGGCCTACCGTTGGTGGCAACTGAAAGAGGAACTGACTGCTCAGGGTCGGTTCTACGTTGATGAAACGAAGTCGCTTGAATTCGGTACTTCGGCTCTGAGAATGGTAACTCCTACTGGCTCGATTCCTGTCGTTGCTGACCCGTATTGTCCCAACGATACTGGCTGGCTGCTCCGTCACCAGGATATTGAGATTCACACGGTTGGTCCACTGATTCACCTGGCTGATGAAGACCTTACGGCTCTCCGTCTGTCGGATGCTGACGGTCTGGAAGTTCGCTTCCGTTCTGCGGCTGAATACGCGATTCCGCGTCCGTTCATGTGTGGTCGATTCCCGATTTCTAGTACCTAATAGGTAAATAACCTCCGGGTGAGGGTGCCCTACCGTTATAAAGAAATCCCTTTAAACTAGAACTGCCGGCCCGGTTTTCTTTTGTTCCCTGTATCATCGTTGGGGAAACAAACAAACAAATAACAAGCGAGATATAAAATGCCTAATAACAGACGTGGTTTCAATCGTGAACTTATTACTACTGCCCTCGGTGTAGCTCTCAACTTCTGCCGGTTTACTGTAGGCGCTTCTGGTGCTGTAGGTACTCTTAAGCAGGCGTCGAGTAACAGTATTCGTTCTATTACGAGAACTGGTGCTGGCCTTTACACCGTACAGTTTAATCAGCCTTACCCTGCTGCTCTTGCATTCTCAGATGTACGACTTCATAGGGCTGCTGTAACTGATGCTACGCGAGTGGCCGATGTAGATGCTGCTTCGTATAACAACACAACGGGACAGTGTGCAATTCATGTTTCGGACAATGATGCGGATAACAACGGCTCTGTTGTTGCTGCTGACCCCGTTCAGGACTCGGAAATGCACCTCTTCTTTGTGGAAGTTCGTAGCGAATTCTTAGACAAGTAGTCGAGGTTTAAATGGCGTCCACTTCACTTACTGTTCTTGCTCAACGTGCCGCAATAGCTGCGGACATGGAAGATAACTTTGTATCTGCCGATGCTTGGAGGTATTGGGCGAATGTAGAGAATCGGAATCTGGCAGTGAAGCTGGCACAGTGGGGGTTTCCCTGGAAAAGTAATGACACATCGTTCACAATGACTGGTGCGTCCTCTTATTCTACCGGGGAACCCCTTGCCATTATCGCTTTTTTCTGGGTTGAAAACGACTTCTCTTATACAAGACTGAAGGTTGTTAATCCAGCTCAGCGCCAGGGTGCTGCTGGTAGGCTCGTAGGACGTCCTAGAGAGATTACTGTTCAGCGTAATACCAATGACCAGA